CGCTAACAGCACCTACATCTTCCCAGAAATGGGCTTCTCAATCGAGAAGGTAACTGTTGCTGCTAAGACACGCGCTCTGAAGGCAGAATACACCCTAGAACTTGCACAGGATCTGAAGGCAATTCACGGTCTTGACGCTGAAACAGAACTCAGCAACATCCTTTCGGGTGAAATCCTTGCTGAAATCAACCGTGAAGTTGTTCGCTCGATCATCATTACCGCTGAAAAGGGTGCAACCGATGGTACCACAACTGCTGGTATCTTCGATCTTGACACTGACTCAAACGGTCGTTGGTCGGTTGAAAAGTTCAAGGGTCTTCTGTTCCAAATCGAACGCGAATGTAACCAGATTGCTAAGCAAACACGTCGTGGTAAGGGTAACATCATCATCTGTTCGTCAGACGTAGCGTCTGCTCTTCAGATGGCTGGTGTACTTGACTACGCTCCTGCGCTTAACAGCAACAACCTGAACATCGACGACACAGGCAACACATTTGCTGGTGTTCTTAACGGTCGTATCAAGGTTTATATCGATCCATATGCAGGCACCAACTTCCTGGTTGTTGGCTACAAGGGTTCGAATGCCTTTGACGCTGGTCTGTTCTACTGCCCATATGTTCCACTTCAGATGGTTCGTGCAGTTGATCCAAACAGCTTCCAGCCAAAGATCGGCTTCAAGACACGTTACGGCATGGCTCCAAATCCATTCGCTAAGGGTACTACAGCTGCTAACGCAACTGCAACTCTTGAGCAGGATTCGAACAAGTACTACCGTCGCGTTCTTGTTAACAACCTTATGTAATCATAAGAGTTGGGTAACCAACCAAAAACTAAGGGAGGGGGATCGAAAGGTCCTCCTCCTTTTTTTATGTACAATATAAATAGAACAGTATATAATGCTAATTAGCAGCTCAGAGGTATATAGTGGCCAAATCGATTAATCCAAACTTCCTGTCACCACTAAGCTTTAAGTTCGTGTTGTCACGTACACCGAATCTTAACTTTAATGTGCAGACTGTTCGTTTACCTGGCATGTCATTGTCATCGACTGACACTGCTACTCCATTCGTTACAATTCCTAACTCTGGAAAGATCACGTATGCACCTCTGACAATCACATTTCGTCTTAATGAAGACATGGCCGATTATCTCGAGATTCACAACTGGATGGAAGGTCTTGGCGCGCCATCGACTTTTAGCCAGTATGCAGATCAAAAGAACAGTCTAGAAGGTCTTTACTCAGATGCTACGTTGGTGATTAACAATAGCAGAAAACTTGGCAACCTGTCAGCAACCTTCTATGATATATTTCCAATAGAGATCTCTGATCTGCAGTTTACTACCATGGATACAGATGTGAACTATATTGAATGCACGGTAGATTTTCGCTATCTACGACGCGAAATAGGTGTACTTAATTCGTAAACCGTGATATAAAGGTTATTATGAAGATTGATGACATATACGCCCAATGGGAGCAGGATTCCCATATCGACCGTTCAGAACTTGGCAACGAGGCTCTGAATATCCCTAAACTCCACCACAAATACTTCAAGATATTCACGAACGAACGACTGGTTCTTCGGAAGTACGAAGCTGAACTCAAGCAACTGAAACTTGCCAAGAATGAGTTCTTTACTATGGGACCAACGGAGGATACACATGCTAAGGGATGGAGACTTCCACCTCAGGGCAAAATCATCCGTTCTGACGTGAATAACTATATAGAGGCAGATCAAGAGGTGATCGATATGTCGTTGCGTATCGGTATCCAACAAGAAAAGATTGAGCTTCTAGAGTCAATCATCAAATCCCTGACTGGCCGTGGCTTTAATATTAAGGCAGCGATTGAATGGGAGAAATTTAAAGTTGGTATTTAATGAGTGATGTCCACCTAAAATACATCAATAGTGTACATATTAAGGTTATTGCAGATCCGTCGACCATCATGGAGTTGTCGGATCATTTAACATTCTATGCAGACAACTATAAATGGCATCCTAAGTACAAAGCACGGATGTGGGATGGCAAGATACGTCTTCTGAACAATCTGTCTGCAATCGTCTATGGTGGTCTGGCGCAGAGAATCAAGAAGTTCTGTGATGCACGTGGTTACACACTAACCTTTGATGATGAACTCACCTATGCCAACGTATCTGAGTATGAACTGGCTGAGTTCATCAAGTCTCTGAACATTCCTGAGAAGTACAGCAGCCGTGACTACCAGATCAAGTCAATTCTTAAATGTATTCGTTCAGGTCGTAGAACACTTATAAGTCCTACGTCATCAGGCAAATCTCTCATGATCTACATTATCATGAGATGGTATCAACAACACAAAGGACTGATCGTCGTTCCTACGATTGGTCTAGTCGGACAGATGGAAAGTGATTTTAGAGATTATGGGTACACTGGTAACATACATGTTAGTACTGATGGGCTTAGCAAATCTAATGCTATTGATTGCGATATTGTTATTACTACTTGGCAGTCTCTTAACAACGGAAAAACCAAAATGCCAAAGCAATGGTACGCCCAATTCGGGTGCGTGTTTGGAGACGAAGCTCACGGATGCAAGGCAACGAGCCTCATACAAATCCTATCTAGCCTCGAAACCTGTAAATACCGTTTCGGATGTACAGGAACGTTGGACGGACATGTTCTCAACGAAGCAACCATCGAAGGACTCTTCGGACCGCAGTACAGATCCACAACAACCAGACAGTTAATGGAGGATGGTTACGTAGCCAAACTCAAGATTAAATGTATTGTACTGAAGTACCCAGATGAAGTTAAGAAACAGTTCCATACAACTGTAAACAAGAAGAAGAAAACGTACCAGGAAGAGATTGACTATCTTGTAAACAACGAGAAACGTAACAAGTTTCTCAAGAATCTGACTTTGTCACTCAAGGGAAACAAACTACTATTCTTCAGGATTATTGACCATGGAAAACTATTACATACCGCCATTAGTGCAAGCCATGACCATAATGTTTTTTATATTGATGGTTCTGTATCAGGCGTGGACCGGGAAAGTATCCGTCGCGCTATCGAAGATGAAGAGAATGCTGTCCTCATTGCGTCGCTAGGTACTACATCGACCGGTGTAAGTATTAACAAGCTGCACCATATGATTGCTGCATCTCCGTCCAAGTCAAAGATTAAGGTGCTTCAATCCATTGGCCGTATGCTACGTATGCATGAAGACAAGGAAGAGGCAGTTCTCTACGATATTGTCGACGACCTGTCATATAAGTCACAGCCAAACTTTACTCTTAACCACTTCCTGGAACGTTGCAAGATCTATGACGCCGAGAAGTTTGAATATGAAATCTACAACGTGAGGTTATAATGATTAGAATTTATACGTTAGTCAACGGTGAACAGATTATCGGCGAGTTTGCAGACAGTGCCGCCTACAGCGAAAGTACTATCAAAGATCCGTTCTACATTATGGAAGCACAAGATGAATACGGAAATAGTGGCATGAAGCTAATAAATGTGTGTACATTTTCTGAAGAACAGTGTATCATAGTAAGTAATAAGCACATTGTATTCTCTATAAAAGCAAATGAACCCATGACTCGCTACTATGAAAAGGTAGTAGCTGCTCATAGCAAATCTTCAGTCAAGAAGATGATCGACGATGCTATCCAAGAAATGGATGATATGGAAAACACACTGCTTGAAGTTGTCTCAAAAAGACTCGTAGGCGGGTCAACGATTAACTAAGGAAATATCATGAAAGATTCACAGCCAAATCCGGTTAAGAAAAAGAAAACCACTAACTATATTGACAACAAGAAGTTCTACACAGAGATGGTAGTCTATCGTCGTCTATGTGAGGAAGCGACTGCTGCCGGTGAACCACGTCCTGTTGTATCTAGATATGTCGGTGAATGTATCATGATGATTGCCACCCGCTTGGCGACACGTCCCAACTTTGTCGGCTACTCATATAAAGACGAGATGATCTCAGACGGTATCGAGAACTGTCTGGCATATATCCACAACTTCAATCCGGATAAGTCTACCAACCCGTTTGCATACTTTACACAAATCATCTACTATGCATTCCTTCGTAGAATTCAAAAGGAAAAGAAGCAGCTGTACATCAAGCACAAGAGCTTTGAGAACAGCATGATTATGAACACACTGGTTGACATGGCACCAGAAGACAAAAGCCATTACTCTGCCGCCTTTATAAATGTATCTGAGAAACTTGGTGAACTTGTAGAGAAGTTCGAAGCTAAGAATCCGGTTACACCGAAGGCCAAGAAAGGCATAGAGAAATTTATCGAGGACGATACAGATGAGACTTAATATTCCACCCCTGCTGGAACAGATCAGAGAGAACATGCTTGATGCCAAGGCATCACCAACTGTCAGATTTAACTACAGCCAAACGATGCGTTCTATTAAAGAGTACGCCGAACAATCCATAAAAGAGTACGAAAAGGCAGAACTCAAGAGGACCCGTTAATGAAAATTGCTTTGATAACTGATACACACTGGGGTGCACGTGGGGATAGTCCTGCGTTCGCCGAGTACTTCAATAGGTTTTATTATGAACACTTCTTCCCATATCTTTCTGAACACGGCATTACTAACATTTTCCATCTTGGCGATATTGATGATCGCCGAAAATATATCAACTTTGTTACCGCCCGCCACCTACGTAAGTTCGTCGAGCATTGTGACGTATCAGGCATCCGACTCGATGTAATCATCGGGAACCATGACACCTCGTTCAAGAATACGAACGAGGTCAACTCTATGAGGGAGCTCTTTGAGCATTCAACCTATGATATCCACTATTATTCTGATCCTGGTGTTGTTAGTCTTGGTGGCACCGACATCGCAGTCATTCCCTGGATCTGCTCAGGCAACTACGAAGAGTCGATGCAATTCATCAAAGACACTAACGCGCAGATCCTTTTTGGGCATCTCGAGCTTGCCGGCTTCGAAATGTACAAAGGAGCAATAAATGACCATGGGTTCGATTCTAAGATCTTTGATAAGTTTGATCTTGTTTGTTCCGGCCATTTTCATCACAAGTCTACTCGTGGCAACATTAATTACCTGGGCGCTCCTTATGAAATGTCTTGGTCGGACTACAATGATCCACGCGGCTTTCACGTCTTTGATACAGAAACCAGAGAAATAGAGTTCATCCGTAATCCGCTGACTATGTTCAACAAGGTACATTATCACGATCAGGATAAAACTATTGACGAGATCATGGACATGGACTTCGACCACTACAAGGGTTCGTATGTCAAACTGATCGTTCATACCAAGACGAATCCTTACTGGTTCGATATGTTCGTCGACAAGATCGAGAAGGCTGGTGTGCTGGATCTTCAGGTCGTAGACGATAACCTGAACCTGCAGCTTGAGGATGATGGTGACATTGTCAATGAAGCTGAGGATACATTGACCGTCCTGAACAAAGTAGTCGATCAGGTAGAGTCACGAGTGGATAAAAAAGTGTTGTACAATTTCTTAAGTTCGCTGTATAATGAAGCTTTAAGCGTGGAGTAGGTATGACAGAAAACGATTCATATACCTGGCCTGGTAAACTCTATGAGTGGTTGCACGAATATGAGGAATATGGCCTTAGATCAGAACGTCTATTAAATGATATTGCACAAGGTGATTCCAAGAGAATATTGGAATGGATCAAGGCTGCATATCAAATTGGTCGAGAACATGAGAACCTTGGCTGGATTGAATCGCACTGGGATGATGGCAAATAATGATTCTATTTAAAACAATTCGTTGGCAGAACATGTTGTCCACCGGTAACCAGTTTACCGAGGTGGCACTTGATCGTAGTAAGTCGACATTGATCGTCGGGGAAAACGGGGCTGGCAAGTCTACGATCCTCGACGCATTGTCGTTTGCTCTCTACGGCAAGCCGTTCCGTAACATCAACAAACCACAACTGCTCAATTCTATGACACAGAAGAATTTAGTCGTAGAATGCGAGTTTATGGTAGGTTCTAAGCATTTCCGTGTAAAACGCGGCATTAAACCTCAAATCTTCGAAATCTATCAAAATGGTGAAATGATAAATCAAAATTCATCCGCCAGGGATTATCAAGAGTACCTTGAGAAGAGTATTTTGAAATTAAGTTTCAAGAGTTTTGGCCAAATTGTCATCTTGGGCAGTGCCAATTATCTCCCGTTCATGCAATTACCTGCACATGCTCGCCGTGAGGTCATTGAGGATCTTCTGGACATCCAGATCTTTACCACAATGAACAACCTACTCAAGGAAAAGATTGCTACAAACAAGGCAGCTATCAATGAGGTTGGCTTTCAGATAAACCTGATCGAGAACAAGATCGAGTTGACAAACAAGCATATTGATTCTTTGAAGTCGAACAACGATCATCTGATTAAGCAAAAGCAGGATCTGATCCGGGAACTGTCTAATTGTGTAACTGAAACAGCAGCTAGTATTACCGTAGCAAATATTAAGCTTATGGACAAGGCTAATCTGATTGTTGACAGTGAGAAGGTGATCTCAAAGCGTACAAAGTTGATTGAACTTGAGAGTCAGCTTGAAACCAAGATCCGCAGTCTCAAGAAGGAAATCACCTTCTATCATGACAATGATAGTTGCCCGACTTGCCGTCAGGGTATCGACCACGATTTCAAGAATGAAACTATCGGTGATCGTGAAACAAAGCAGAATGAAATTACTGATGCTTTACAAAAGATCGAGGCAGAGATTAATGCTATCAATGATCGTGTCAACGAGATCACAGAGATCAACAAAGAGATTACGGCTATTAACACCAAGATCACCGAACTGAACTCTGATATCCGCTCATGGGATAATAGCATCAAGACTCTGCAGACTGAGATTGATGGTCTGAAGAAGAATACCACAGTTATCAATGAGAGCAAGGATGATCTTCACGTCCTAAACGATCAGTTGGCTGCACAGCAGAAACACAAGGAAGAACTGGCCAATGAACGGTCAGTGATTGAAGTAGCTGGTGTATTACTCAAGGACTCTGGTATCAAGACCAGGATCATCAAGCAGTATGTTCCTATCATGAACAAACTGATTAATAAATACCTCGCGGCTATGGACTTCTTCGTCCAGTTCGAACTGGACGAAAACTTTAATGAAAAG